CCGTATACATTTCCATCTGGATCTGTTTTTGTTTCTGAATTAACTGGAGATAATATAGTGGTAGATTGTCTTCCAAATCTATCTGAAAGAACAAAACCAACTTGATAGTTTCTATTTTGTTTTACATTGTGATTAGGATATTCTACAAAATCTGGGTAATCACAGGTAGCTAATTTAGGTTGGAAATTTACAGTATAATTTATAACGTCTGGAGGAGTATGCTTTGTTAAAAAATTCCCATAAATAATTCTATTGCTAGATATTTCTTGAGTTTTAGCTACAACAGGAACTTTGTCATAAACTCTAACAGTTTGATCTTGTGGTAGCGTTCTTATGGGTTTTCTTGATTGATAAGAATAAGTATAAAAAGGATTTTCTGAAGTTAAACTATTTGTGTTTATTGTATCAAGAACTTTTACTACAACAGAATCTGACTCTTTGTATAATACATCTATTGATGATATTTTATAAGAACTGTTTATTTTGTTTGCTTTGTCAGGCAAAGGTATTATAAGTTCTATATTATTTATTCTGTTTTCAAACCAACTTAATATAGTGCTCGAAACAGCCTCTTTTTCTTTGCCTAAAAAATAACCGTCTTGTTTAGGTATAAAAGCTATTTGTGTAAATGGAGAAAATATAGAATATTCGTTATCTTCAAATTTAAATCTATATGCAAATCTTACAAACTTATCTTCTAAATAATCAGGATCACCTGGCCACGTAACAACATCAGCCTCATCTGTCATTGTGGAAGCTAAAAAACAAGCTGTATATCCTGGTTCAATATCATAGCCAAGCTGAGATATTGTTATTGTTGTTTGTCCTGGCGTTGAAGACGGGACGGCAGTAAGAACCACAACACCGTCTGTTCCACTTATTACTTCTGAGTTGCCATCTAAAACAACAACAAACATACCTGAAACTATTTCTAAATTTTCTTCAACGTCAAATATCGTTTGAGTGGCAGGATCTTTACTGATAACAGTTTCTTTAATTTCTTTTACAAGAGAAATAGGTTGATAAGGATTATATTTAGATACTGATATATGGTTTTCTTTATAATAATGTGAAGCTCCTTCGTTTAAAGCAATATTTACATTTATTTTTCTAGGTTGATTTCTATTGTCTGTAAAAAATAATAAATCCTCTAAAAGATTTACAGCTATAATAGGGTTTTGAGTGGAAAAATTCAAAAAAGAACCTTCAACTAAAATAGAATATGTATCTGTGTTTATACTATATACACGTATAGAACAATGTGCATCACTAGGTGTAGAAGCTATTGGATTATTTTCTATATCTACACCTGTAAAATCTGTTAAAAATGTAAAAATACGATCGTTCGTAGCGTCCATAAAATAACCTATAATATTCATAGGTCCATAAATACCGTCTGAAATTTGTGTTGAAGAAAGAACAGTATTACCTTTAATATTTTCAACTGTACCAACGCTATCTTCTTCAGACTTACCAACTAGTATATTCTGAGCAGTTCTGTATTCGCCATTAGGCAATAACCTGTCGTCCAGGTCTTGATTCATTTTTGCCTTTAGAAAATTGTTTTTAGCTTCAGCCATTTAATTTAATGTTTTATCCATTTAGATTTTCCACGCATAACCTGCACTATTTCATTAAGCTTAATATTTGACAAACGTATTTTAGCATTTCTAAGCTTTGCGCTTTTTTCACGCCTTAATCTTTGCACAACATACTCAGGTTGATTTATTCTACTAGCTATTACAGCGTAAGATATATAAGCGTACATTGCTTCTTCAGCCATTTTAGGCACTCTAGTATTTAAATCGCTTGATAAACCATCTGATATATATTCTAATATTATTAATTTATCTACAAGATTTGCAGAAAAAGATATTTTACCTTCACGATCGTTTATATTAAAATAACCATTAGCGTTTGCGTATTGAAGATCCATACCATACAATTGGCCATAACCGGCAGATTGCCAGCCATAATAATAATCCCAATCCCAACTACCGTTTGCGTTGTCTAGAATATTTTCGTCTAAATTTTTTAATTGATTTTCCCTCCATCTTTCTTCTATTAAAGATGTACCTTCTATATTGTTATTAAAGTTATCTTGAATTGGAACACCTTTGTTATCTTGTATTGGAGTTTCATATGGACTACCTGTTAAGTTGTTAGAAGGCATTATAATATGTTTAACACCTTGGTCGTCTACCCAATAAAGGTTAACATAGTTAACATAATCTTGAGGTATAATTACGCTTAAATTTTTAGGTATATTAAGCTCTTGAGAGTTCACGCTTTTTAAAGTGTCATAGCTAAATTCTTGTAAAGCTCTTTTAGCGTGAAATATAACGTCAGTTCTTTTTATGTTTGGTATTAACTTATTAGCGCCAACATACGCAATTAAAAAGTTGTTTACAATGTCTTCAATTTTTATGTAAGAATATGATCCATAATTGTCTTCAACGGTATTACCATAAGCTTTTTCACTAGCAGTATTAGCATAATTACCACCGTCTAATTTTTTAAGCTGTACAACTATATATTCATTAAGAGCTGGTGCTACGTCAAAAGTTATAGTATTTTTAGAAACTGTATAACCACTAAGCAACTCTGTCCAAGTTCCAGGACCACCCGCAACGCTTGAATATAATTTAAAGTTATTTAAACCATAACTAACCTCAGCATTGCTCGCCGCGCCAAATATTAAATCAGTATTAAAAGTAGTTGTAAAGCTAACTTTATTTCCATCGCCTTGAAAACCTTGAGCGCCTTCATAATACTGTCTGTTGTTTTCTTTGAGTAGTGACATACTTTAGCTTTTTTCGTTTACTTTTTCTGATTGAATTTGGCTAGCTGCTATTTGAATTAATTGTGGATTTCTTACAACAACTCCAGCATATAAAAGCACTCTTGTTGTAACTGAAGTTTGCTCTGTTGGTTGTAACAAAAAATCAACAGATGTAGATGGGTTGTATACATAACCATTACCACTAGATGTAAACCCCCAATTAACGTTAGCTGGTTTTTTTAAATAAGAAACTTTAATATCACTTGTTATGCTTGTGGGTTTTACATAAAGTTTATTGTTTTCAAATATATAAACAGGAAAAGAAATCGTAGGTTTAGTTAATGGAGACGTGTTAATCCTTAAAAAGTCATTTCTTTCTATTAGCTCTACTTCTTTTTCGTCTTTATAAATTACAGTACCAATTTTATAAAAATCATCTTGATATAATACAACTAATATTTCAAAAACGGTAGAAGGTATAGAGTTTAAAGTTAAAACTGAACCACCTCCTGTTATTTGATAGCTGCCACTTGGTCCTTCTGATTGTAAAACACCATCAAAATAAACGAACGTAACACCGTCAGAAACTTGAGAGGCTTGCAAGGTGGTAAAAGCATATGCACTTTGATTAACTACTGTTTGAATAGTTTCCTGCGCTACAGGTGATGAAGTTGTAGGTAAATTAAAATAATCTGAATTATAAACTGCAGTTGTTGGTGATGTTTTAAAAGGCGCTAATTTTTCCTCTAAATTTTTTATTCTATCAGCGTATTCGTTTTCATTTTGAGGCACTCTTGTTTGTTGGTTTAGTTCTTCAAAATATTCATTAAACATTTCAAGTTGAACTTGAGTACCTATTTTATTAAAATCATCAGGTGTTAAATAACCACGCTGCTCCTTGTTCATTATTAATAGAACAGTTCTATACACTTGATCTACGCTTATTGCCATTTATTTTTTTATTTATATATAAGGGCGCATTACACGCCCTTTTATATTGTTACATGTTATAGAAGTTTTTTCTCTATTGATTTGTAAACTTCTACGCCTTCGTCTGTTTTAAACCAAGCAGCCATTGCTGAGTATGGGTTTTCATCAAACGGTACGTTCATTAATTTTCTTCCATTGCTACCCCAAGTAAATGTTCTTTGGTCTTGCGATAGTTTAACTATGCCAGATTCTGCAGCAATTATTGCTATATTTCTGAGTTGTACGTTTTCATCATTTGCTAATTCTAAAAACAAACTAGGGTTTTTCTTAGCAAATAATAATAAGTCTCGTTTAAGTTCTTTAGAACTCATCTTAGATACTTTAGAACCTAACTCAACACGCATTATAGCTTCTGATTGATCTACGTCCATTTCTCTAGCAGCGTTTAGTGCATCTACTTGAAGTTCAATAATATCTAGTTCGTCTTCAGCTTCTGCTACCGCGCTAAACTCTTGGTATACTTTATCTTTTAATGGGTGGTATAATGAAAGTAGTTTTTGTAGGTTTTGTTTTTCTTTAGGAACTTGCAAAGATCCATTTTTAAACATTATATGTCCTAATGTTGATTCTCCTTTTTGTTCTAAAACAAAAGGTGAGTCTTGATTAGTTGCATATCTTAATTCTTTTTGCACGCCTGTTTTAGCGTCAAAATAAATTAAAGCATGTTTTCTTGTATGCCTACTGGGAATAGTTAATGTTAAAGGTGATTTATTTCCTTTTAAATAATAAATTCTATCTTTAATTTCCCATTCAGGTTTGTTTGGTTTTTGTTCTACAGTTTTAGCCTTAACTGTTTTTTGAGGCGCAACCTCAGTTGTTTCTACTGCTTTAGCTTCTTTAGCCATAATATAATAAAATTAAATAGTTAATAAAAGTAAGTATTACCCCTGAAATTACATCAGGGGTAAATCTTACCTATGTAATTATGCCACTCCTTTGAAAATAACAAAGTTATTAGCACCTTGAGTTACCAAACATCTTTCAGATAGGAAGTTTACTTCCATTGCATCAAGAGTTGAAGTGTAAGCACCACCAACTGAACCAGTCAACCAAGTCTTCATACGACGATCATCACTTTGTGATGCTCTATATCGTACGTGCAAGAATGGACGACGGATGTTAGAACCAAGAATTTGGTCATATACAGTTGAAGTACCAGCAGGAACTAATACACCTTCAATAGAACTAACTCCATCAATAGCGCCACGAGTAGAAGCGTCATTTAGATATTTCCAGTCAGTTTTATAGAAGTCATAAGAACCTCTACGAAAACCACTAAAGCCAAGGTTTAATGCCATGTCTTCAGAGTTTTCAAACAAACCATAAGAACTACCACCTTGGTAAGTTCCGGTAGCAGGTGATCCTACTCCAGCTAGCATATCGTCAAAGTCTAGAGATGTTTGGCGATTTAAGAAAAGCATGTTTTCTTCAATAGCGCCTTGAGTATCTAGATTTTTAAGGATATTGTCAAAATCAGCTAAACCATCAGCTGCAGTAAATCCTACCATTTTGTTACCACGCTCTTCGATAGCAGCAAATAAACCTTGCGTGCCAGGAAGTTTGCTAGCTTGGTAGTTACCAGCACCAGCGTTGGTATTTAATTCACCTTCAACTAAAGCCATTTCTAAGTAATCTTCGAAACGTAGACGAGTTTCAGACTCAGCTTTTAGATACCATAGATATCCAGAAGTTCCGTCTTCAGTCGCTACTTCTACCCAACCAATCTGCGCAGTATCAGAACCTGATACAACGTATTGATTACGAATAATTACTGGAGAGTTGGCATATTGAGTTAACTGTGGAGTTACACTTACGCGTGTAGCTGAGTTACCAGCACCAGTACCAATTGAAGTGCCTTTAGTATAGTCAGATCCATATACAAAGATTTTCAAATCAGTTGCTGAAGCAAACACAGTTTGTACGTCTGAACCTCCATAAAGCTGTACAGCAATATGACCGGCATCAGCAAGAGTACCACCGTTAGCAACAGGCACATCAGTTACAATACCTTTAGCTTCACCACCGTCTGAAACATCCATAATAACGATAGTATCGTTAATAGAGATTACGTTCACTACGGTAGTTCCGTTTACGGTTGTAAGGTCTAAGTGTGTTGCGTTAGCTAGGTTTGCAGCTACATCTGTGTAAGAAATATGTAGTCGGTTTTGCTCAGACCAAATTACTTGATCAGATGTCATTGGCATTTCAGCGCCTACCATTCGTAAGAATCCAGATAGTGTACGGTTACCGTAACGCTCTACTTCTTGCTCATAGATTTCAGGTAGATATTGCTGCGCAAAGTCATTACCTGAACCGTCGTTAAACTTTAGATAATTGCTATCTAAAATTTGTTGTTTTTGAGATGGTACTAAAGTACCAAATGTTGGAGATAGTGTTCCAGCCATTTTAAATAATTTTTATTAGTTAAATTTTTTAGTTTTGATTTTTAATTTTGAAGAATCAAGACCGCTAACAGCTTTTACTTTTAATCCATTAACAAACACATCACCAGAAGCTGTTTGCCTAGGTTCTGTACTTATGTTTTTAGATTTAGCCATAACATCTTTAACTGCATCGGCTTTGCCTTGCTCGTAAAAATGCTGTGCTATAGTATCAGCGTTTCGCGCTGCGTATAAAGCTTTGTGATAGCCTTTAGCATCTTGTATCTCTCCTTTTTCATTTAAGAACGTCTTAATAAAATTTGAAATATCAGATTGTTGCTCTGCTACCTGTGATGGATTTTTAACTCCATACCTAAACTTTTTATCACTAACATTGAAATCAAAACCTTTAAAATCTTCGTTAAGTAACTGTTTAGTTTTTTGTTTAAAAACCTCGTGCTTAGCTTCGTTTGCGCTTTGCTCTTCGTTGTATCGGTTGAAAAAGTCCGTAGCTTTTTGTTGCTCTTGGGTTACGCCCGGTCTCAACTTGATCTCGTCGTAGTATTTACCTTTTAAGCCTTCAAGAAAGTCTTTAGCTTTTGCAGCCTCCTCTTTAAACGCAATTTTCTTTTTGCGTATATCTTTTGGTTCATCTATATCTTCATCAAAATCAAAGTCTTCTAATAAAAGACTTACATCTTCAGAATCTAAATGTGGTTTAGTTTGTTTATAATATTCACTAATTAAAGTTTTATTATCAACATTGGTATAATCTGCATTAAGTCTAACATAGTCTTGTACAGTTCCACCAGTTTCTTCCATAAAAGTAACTAGCTTGTCAATATTTTCTGGTAGTTGTTTTTGCTCTACAACTGGTTGTTGTATTTGTTCTTTAACAACTTCTTGCTCTTCTTCAGTATCTTCAACTACAGTTAAAGGAGATTCTACTCCTTCGTCGGAGGTCCGTACTTCTTCAACCACTTCTTCGCTGTCGCTACTGTTCGGGGACTCTTCGATAATAACATTGCTATCATTTGTCTCCTGTGTTTGAACGGCATCGTCTTCTTCTTTTATTATTACTTTAGTAACTTCTGGTTCTGTTTCTATTAAAGGTTCTTTAATACCAACCTTAGTAACTTGATCACTTGATTTACCTAAATTTTTAGGCTTTGAAGGGGTTTTTATTTTAAACTCTCCTTCTTGTTTTACTTCTTCTGACATAATATAATAGTATAAAATTAAAGGATTTTATTTTCAACGAGGTTCAAACTGTTCAAGTCCAAATCCTCCTAACGAGTCAAATCCTGATGACTCAAAGTTTTTAGGTAGTTCATCGTTTTGACGTTGCGCAATCATTTCTGATTGTTGTGTACCTATAATTCTAGCACGTTCGTCTTTACGATTTTCTATTTCCTGTTCTTTAGCTTTTTCTACATCAGCCCTAGCTCTTGCTAACTGTATATTGTAATTAAATTCTTCAGCCATTAACTCTCTTTTTATTTGAGCTTCTGTCTGCATACGTTGTATTTCAAACTGTGATTTAGCTTGTTCAATACTAACCTTTTCTTGTGTAAGCGCTTGTTGTTTTTGAACTTCAGCCATAGCCGCTTGTTCAGCAGATTGAGCGTTTGCTTGTGCTTGCGCTTGGATATTAGCTTGTTGCGCTTCTTGATCTCTTTGTCTTTTTTTCTTTTGACTTAACTTAAGATATTGATTAGCAAGCTTTATGTTGCTTATCTGCCTAATATCAATAGCATCTTCTAAACCAATTTGTCCCGCTTGCAAAGCTATTTGTATATTTTTTTCTAAGGTTTGCTTTTCCTCTTCTTCAGGTTCAAGTTCTAAAAATATACCAAACTCATGCATGTTTAGTTGGTCTACTTCAGTTAATGTAGCGACGTTAAAAGAATTTATAGAATTTAATAAAGCCTCTTTTGTTAAAGGAAAGTTAAGCATATCTCCAATACGTAAGCTAATATTTTCAGCGGAGCGTATTGTTAAATACATTAAAGATTGTAATATATGCTTAGTAGCCATGTTAGACGCTGCTGCTGCTAGTTTTTGTAAACCAACTAACGAATCTTTAGCTGGTTGACTACCATCTCTAGCTTCGTTTAATCCGGTTACGTCTCTTATCATTTGCAAGTAATACTGATATGTTTGTATCAGCGCTTGTATCTTAGCCATGCCAGAAGACGTTTGTAATTCTTGAATAGGTACTTTACCTCTGTTAGGATCACCGTCTTGCGTTAAACTTCTACCTACGATACTACCAGTTTGGAAGTACATATTAAGAGCTTCTTGTGGATTGTAATTTGTACCATTACCAAGATCAACTTCTGCTAAACCATCTACATCTACAAATACTCCGTCAGGTACCATACGCGCTAGTACTTGTTGTATTTTTAAATGTGTTAGTTGTATCATATCGGCAAAACCAATACATTTACTTACAAGTGACTCTATGCGACCTTTATACATTCTAGGCGCGGATATAGCATAATTCATTTGAACTTTAGTCTGATTGCTATACGGTCTAGTCATGTTTTCTGCTAACTCCCATTTAAGCATTTTTTCATGACCAAGTATTTTAGCGCCACTATATAAAACTTCTATAGCTCTATGAACTCTATCAAAATTATCGCTTTCAGGTGGATCAAATGTATCTGGTTTTTCTAAAGCTTTTTCAAGACCTTGGTCCGTTTGTTTTATTTTAAACACTTGATTTTGATATGTCTTATACTCAAAATACAAAACTTGTATTTGACTATAATCATCATCTTGCGCGTAGTAATTTCTAGTATAATTAGAATTACCAGGATATTTTTCTATTTCTTTTAAATCAAAATCTGTTAAATTAGGAAACTGTTTTTTTAGTTCTTCAAGGCTAATGCTTTTAACTTCGCCCGCATAGTATATATCTTCAAAATTAGGATCTTCTGTGTAAGAATATACTAAATTAACGGGATCTACGTAATCAACAGTAACACCATTAGCTAAATTAAAATCAGTTTTAACAGCTGATATACCTAATACTGTTAAGTCATAGGCTAATCTTTTTTTAGTTTCATCATACTTATTATAATCAAAAACATTAGATATAGCTTCTTCTTCTGCTATTTCAATAGCTTGCTTATAATTTAATTGAATATATAAATCTAATTCTTCTTTGCTTTCTGGTAAACTACCTACATCAGAAGTGTTAAAAAGATCAACACCAAGATTTTGTTGTATAGATTCTAAAAGTGGCTTAGAGTTCATATCTCTAAGTATTTTTGAAGTATAATCAGTTCTTTCTTTTACAGCATATGGATCTGAAGCAAATGATTTTATTTGATAACCTTTATCAGTCATACCATTAACTACAATATCTACAAACTTAGATAAAACAGCTACTGGTTTCCAGTCTAGATTTAAATAAGACAAATCACCATTAATGGATAATTCATCTTTATATTTTTGAACAGATTGTTCACCTCTAGCGTAAAGTCTTAAGTTATGAAAATACTGCCAATTGTTTCCAAAACGACCACCCGCACCTAAGCCTCTATCACCGCGGAACCATTCTCCTTCTATAGCTCTACCAACTTGAAGACCGTAGTCGTATGCTGATTTCTCTACGTCTGGTACCACCTGACTTGGAAAAGAACTATTAACATTAGTGTAAACCATCTATTTTATTATTTTTGAAATATTACCTTGGTTATCAAATTTTTTAAAACCTAAAGAAACAATATTTTTTTTACCTATATTTACAGGTGTATATCTGTTTTTATTACATGCCATAATAGCTAAGCCAGAGCTTATAGAAGCATCGTGCTTTGTCCTATTGTTTATATTAAACTTAGCCCAATCTTCTAGAGTTTCTTGAAAATACATATTACCATACATAGTTTCTTTTAGCCCAACAAAATCTTCTATATAAGATTCTATAGCAGCAGCGTGTGCTTGTTTAATATCTTCTGATGAGTTAGGTATTCCACCTATCTCTCTTTCTGCCACAGACAGTTTCAATTTATCTGGTCTGTTCATTGAGAAAGCTCTGTAACCTCTACGTTTTAAATAATATAAAAGTCTAGGTTTATTATTTTCTGCTAATATTGGCATACTATAAAAATGCAAAGCCATAAGCACGTCTTCAAAGAATATTTCAGCCGTTGGAGGTCTTGATATATATTCTAAAAAAAACATATTAGCCGGTACGTTTTCCATAGAAAACTTTGTAAGCCCATGAAGCGATCCGTTAGATCCTCTATTATCTACCGTACCTGATATATCATATGAGTCACATCCAAAAGCACCACAGTGCTCGTTACCAGGATATTTAACTCCATTTTTTATTATTACACGATTTTGTAATTCTGCAGGTGGAACCCATGAAACTAAAAACCTACCATTTTTATTTGGCATAAAATTAACAACGGTATCTTTTACACCACCTTGCCAAACAAAGTTACCTCTTGTTAATAATTTAGAGTTATCAGATTCATCATTGTAATCTATCTGCTCGTATATCTTAGCTAAATTAAATAAAGATTCTTTTGTTTCATCTCTAAAAGCGTGTTGCTCAGTGCGAGGAAACTGACGATAGTATTCGTTTAAACTATCTTGATCACCTTTTAAACCTTCAACTTCGTTTTCCCAGTGGTTAATAACGCCTACTTCAATTTGAAGCCCGTCGGCGCCTTCGACTGGTTGTTTCGGCGTATCAAAGACAGGGTGTCCATAAGTATCAATGAATCCTTCGTAATTCCATTCCATAGGTATGAACAAAGAATATAGTCCTGAGCTAGTCTGTCCATTGCGGTTTCTTTTTGTAACGTCTGAAGCATAGTATAATTTTTTAAAGTTTTCACCACCTTTGTCAAGAGCATTGCTCGTTGATCCCATCATACATTTACCTACAATTCTACTACCTAATCTAAGCGTTGTTTTTGTAACTCTCCAGTTATTAAGTATATTGTCAGGTCTTTCCCATTTACCTGATTCATCATGTACTAACAGTTTTAGTTTTTCACCATCATAACTGTTATCACCTGTATTTTTCCAGTCAATAGTTGTATCAAGACCTACTACTTCGTCAGGTGTTTCACCTTGATCTAGTTTTCTACGAGTTAGCTTTGATGCTGGTACTCTGTATGCTAACTCTGTTTTAGGACGGTCCATACCGTCTTGTATTGGTTTAAAAAAGAAAGGGTAGTTAATTGATATTGGTACTACCTTGTCGGTAAACATTTTTTTAGCATCAGCACCTGATTTGGATAAGATACCGAATCTTGCATCGCTTGATATTGTGGCGAGGTTAACAGTTTCACCTGATGCCATGAAGCTAAATCCAGAGCGTCTGTTCTTGAGGTAGCACATACCGTAGCATCTTGTGTCTGCTTTGCAAGCTTCCCAGAATATAAAGAATAATCTGTTTGACTCCCTAAAATCTGCTGCCCCAACATCAATCTTACTCCACTGCAGGTACATGTAGTGAGTACCAGTAACATAAGTGGCAATACCTTTATTATTGAACCAATAACCTTCGTCACGTCGTTTAAACTCTTCGTCAATATACTCATACCATCTTTCTTTAAAGTGCTCTGGGTATTTACCCCATTCAAATACACTTTTTATTTTATTTAATTCTTTAGGATATTCTTCTTTAGACCATTTGTCTTTATCCTTGTTTAGTTTACCTTTAAAAGGTGGTAATGCTATTTTAAGGTTTTGTATTTCATATACTTCACCTATTTGACCGGTCTTACTTATAACAATCACGTCATGTTCTTTATTATAACCGTACTCCCACTTTTTGCTTTTGTTATTTCTTTTAAGCACGTGAGGTTTTATGTGATCTGTAAGTACAGTAAATAAAGTTTGCTTGTACATTATTTAGATCTACCTTCTGCAAAACCCTTGAAAGATTTTTGTTTACTATCGCTTGGTTTGTCTTCAAGCATATTCTTTTCCTCTTCGATACGATTAAGTATTTCAAACGCATCGAATATAGCTAACTTTTTTGTTGCAGCTGCGTTTTTTAAACGATCAGCTGATATGTCATCATCTGAATCTACAATAGGTTCTTTAGCTACCTTAATTAATTCCTCAACTGCTCTTTGCCCAGCCTGGATTATATTCAACTTGGTTTTCCTGGTGCTCATACTTAATTACAATATCATTTGATTTCATACAATAAAGCCGTTGGTCATTTACGATAAACTCAAACTCACTGTTAGGTGTAAACCCTACAGTATCTCCCTCGTTTATTCCCTTAGCTTCTAAGGACTTATTACCGTATTTTAGTACACCAATAAGCTTTTGCTCTTTATCGAGCTCTAGATTATTATTATTTTCAAGTGGCATAGCAAAGCATCTATCAGCAAACGCGTGCCATTTGTATATTTTTTTATATAAATATATTTGATCTATTTGACAAAAGTAAAGATCGTTTTTAAAAAACTTACTACTGTTAACCTCTTCACCTTTCATATTATAATACCTTCTAAAGATATTATGGTGAACTATAATTTCATCACCTTCTTCTATAGGTGTATCAAAAGCAAGTGGTGTAGAAATTACAATAGCTTTGTTATTTACAAACTTATGTTTTTCGATACTAGTATTTAGCAAAAGCTCTTTGCCTTCTACGTCTATAGAATTATCATAAACCTTACCAACAGGTTTTATAATAAAATCGTATACGCTTTTCATTAATATTCTAAATCATACTCAACAGATATAGCCATGTTAGAATTAAACTTCTTCCATGGCAATACCTCGTTGTTTTTCTTTATAAATATGTTATAAGAAGCATCTACATCTTCAAAAAGAATATGCGATATTTCATGACCACCATATACCTGTTGGCCTATAGCGTAATGCATCGCATCGTTCTTATAATCAGAACCAATACTGATTTTTCTTATAACAGTACTCATTAGTCTTCTGCTTTAACTACAGCTAGTTCACTTTCGTCTTCTTCTTTTTCGATTTCAGTGTACGTGCCATCTTCTAAATTAATGTTAATAGCTCCGTATGTTTCTTCTAGTTGTTTTTTAGTATCTTCTATACCTTCGTTAATACCAGCGATCTTGTGAAGCAGTGAGTGTTTGTTTGCTTCTAACTGACCGATCTGATTTACAACAGTACTTAGTTCTGATTGTTGTTCTTTAATAGTTTTAAGCTCTTCAGCTGTAATTGAATTTGACATTTAATTTAATTTAAGTTATTTAACT